CGTTGGCCGCGCGCAGTGCGACCAATTCGCGGGCGAGAGCTGCGTTCACCTTGCGCATTTCCTCCAACTCCTTCGCACCGCCACGCATCACCAGATCGAGCATCAAATGCGCCCGATGCGGATTCTGCAATTCGCGCCGCCGCGCCTTGTCCGAGCGGATGTCCGCGATCAGCCCGTCGATCCGCTGCACCAACGTCGGCGCCGTGGCGGTGTCTCCGCTCATTTCGCGATCTCCTGCACGGTGCGCGCGGTCTGGAGTTCGAGCTTCGGTTCCACGAAGAACGCCTCGTCCTGGACGACGGCGACCCCGAACTGGCGCTCCTCGCCCACGAGCATGTTCCCGGCGGTCACGGCGGCGATGATGGCCTCCTTGTTCACTTCCTCCTTCGTGCGGATGAAGCCGGCGACGGGAGCGCCGAGCCCGCGCAACTTTTCCAGCACGCGATCCCACGTCCATTTGGCGAGCGTCTTCAGCTTCGGCGTGCCGGTGCGATAGCCGATCGTGCCATGCAGCAGGTCGATGCTCTTGCGCTGCTTTGGAAATTCGGCGGGATTCGCAGAGGCCCACGATTCCAGCAGCGCGGTCTTCTCCTCGATCTGCTTGCCGAGCGCCGTCAGCGGAGCCTCGTATTTTTCGCGCGCCGCCGTCAGCTCGCGGTCGAGTTCGTTCTTCTGTGCGCGCTGCTCGATCGTCAGCGTCGCGATCTCGCCCAGGATTTCCTCCGCGCGGGCGCGGGTGATGATGGTCGTCGGGAGTTTGATTCGGTTGGTGCTCATTGGGTGTTGGTTTGGGTTTGGTTGGAAAAAACGCGCGCTCATTTCGACGGCACCAGGTCGAGCTGCTTCTGCACGAATTGGATCGCCGCCTTCACGTCCTCGATGGTCGGGTGGCGCGAGTCGCCGGCGGTGGCGTCGATGCGGGCGATGACCCGCGCGACGAAATCCATCGCGCCGAAACTATTCGCCGCCTTCGCGAGCAGCAGCGCGGATTCCTTCGCGTCGCCGTTCAGCCCGGCGTCCGCGAGCACGCGCTGGCACTCCGCGCTTGTTAGCGGGCTCCAGCGATAGACGGTGTGGATGCGACGCTGGAGCTGGCTCCATTCGGTGTAATACCGCTTCATCTTGTCGAAGTCCGCGGGCGTGAGCCCCACGACGACCGTCCACTCCGTCTCGTTCAGCACGTCCTTCACGAGATTGATGCTGCGCGGGCCGAAATAATTCCCCTCGTCAATCGCGAGCACCTTCACGCGGCCCTTCATCGCGTTGATCATCTCGCTGCGCGCCTCGCCCGCGCTGGCGAATTTGCCGGTTACGCCGAGCGCGCCCAGGATGTCGCGCGCCGCGTAGAAATACGAGCCGTGCCACGCCTCGTTCGCGTTCACCGCGGTCACATCCTCGCGCGCCTCCAGCTCCGTGAAAAAGCGCGTCTTGCCCGCGCCGGTCGGCGCCGCGAAAAAGATCAGCCGGTTCTGCCCCTTCTTCGTGAGGCATTCCCTCACCGAGGCAAAGAGCGCCGCGAAAAGGTCGAACTCGTAAAACTTCCCGCCATCGGAAAGCGTGGCCAGCCGCGCGATGCGGCGGCGGATGGAGATGAGCGCCTCGCTCAATTCCGCGAAGGTCTTCTTCACATCCTTCGCCTCGTAAAACCCGCGCGTCACCTTGCTATACGTCGCTTCGCTGTAGGTCTTGATCCACTGGTCGCAAAACTCCTTGTTCGAGAGCGGCACGCCTTCGCGGCCAAGGTGTCGCTGGCATTCCAGCAGGCCGTCCACGATCGCCTGCTGTTCGTGCGTGTAGGTGGTCCGGGTGCGTTCGGTTTTGAGGTCGGGTTTCGTGGGGGCTTCGATGGTGTGTGTGCTCATGGTTTCTTGGGTTTGGGTTTGGGTTTGGGTTTGGGTTTGGGTTTGGGTTTGGGTTTTGTCCTGGGGAAAAATCAGAGCCATGCGGCGGCGGGGTCGGCCTTCGGTTTGCGCGTGGCGGCGTCTTTCAGCGTCTCCTTCACGAGATCCACCTTGCGCGTCTCCTGCACGGCGCGTTCAACCTCCGTGCGCGCGGCCTGCACGGCCTCCACCGCCTCCAGCGCGGGCGTCGTGCCGCGGCGCGCGTTCGGCGCGAGCAGGCCGTTCTCCTCGGCGACCTGCACGTTGTTCGCGTGCGCGGCGCGCACGGCCTCGCGCTGCTCCTCCGTCGCCTTCGTCGCGAGTTCGTAGCGGTGATTGAAGTGCGCCTCCTTGCGCGCGAAGAACGCGCTCCGCGTGCCGGCATCCGCGTCGCGCCGCAGCTTGCCCTCGCTCGCCCAGGTCAGCAGGTATCGACGGTTTTTTCCATCGGCGCCGGAGAAAAGATGGATCACTTCGCCATCGGGCCGGTAAAAGCCGCACACCTGCTCGCCGGGCTTCAGGTCGCCGGGCTCGCCGAGGAAGCGGAATTTCTTCCCGCCCTTGTTGAATTCAAACGCGCCATCCTTCCCGATGCGGTCGATCACCATGCAGTCCTCATAAAAGATGCTCATCGCTCCCGAGGGCGGCACCAGGAAACGCCCCTGCGCGGAGAGCCGCGCCTTGCGCTCCTCGCGCGTCTCGGGCCGGTCGAAAAATTCCACATACTCCGCGAGGTTGTCCTCCGTCACATGCGGCATCGCGGCGAGGAAAGCCTTCAGCTCGTGCCACGGCGCGGGTTCCGCCCGCGTGAAGCCGCGCGGCCTCCACTCCGTCACCCGCTCAAATCCCTCGCACGTATGATTCGGATTGCGATGGATGCGCTTGAGCGCGTCGAACGTCTCGCGCCACACCTCGTTCTCCCGCAGATACCCGGTGATGATCCGCTGCTGCTCGTGCGGCGGGAGCTGCACGATCAGATCATCGAGCCGCTTCGCCTCCTGCTCGCGCCCGTAGTCCAGAGCCGGCGCGTGGTCGCGATCCTTCCCGCTCTGCCCGATGAGATGCGACATCTCATTTTTCAAAATCGAATGGCATCCTTCGTGTCCCGCCTTCGCCTTCGAGTTCCCGCGCATCCGCTCGCGCCAGCCCTGCATGGATTCGCCTTCCATCCGGTTGAAATGCACCACGACCTGACCCTCGGTGATCGTCTCCAGCATCCGCGCCTGCGCCGCCGTCAGCGTCGCCGTGCCGTTTTCGCAAAGGAGGTGCATCTGCCAGTCGAGCGGCCATCCATGCTTCTCGAAAAACATCCCGATGAACCATAGGAAATCCCGGCTCGTGAGCTGCTCCCAGGTGCCGTCATTCCGAGGCGTCCGCGCCCGCTGGATAAATGTCCGCTCGTCGTAGTAGCTCGCCGAAAATTCCCACGCGCCGAATTGAAGCACGCGGCACGGGCCGCACCCCGGCACATGCGTCCGCACGTCGAGCCATACATCGTCCACGCTCACATGCTCCATCCACCGCGCACCCTCGCGCGTGCCGGGGATGCCCGGCAGCAGCGCGCGGCCCGCCTGCGTGCCGTGGCGCACCATTTCCACCACGACGGGATCGATCTTCACGCGGCGGAGATTGTGCTCCTGCAAGCAGCGCGGCAGATACCCCGCATCCGGCGGCGGGCACTGCGGATTCCCGTCCGCGTCCGTCATGCCAGGGATCGCAAATTTCGGATCGCCCGTGCGCCACCACGAGCGCCATTGCGCATGGATCGCCTGGATGCCGCGCATCAGCGTCCGCTGCGGCTTCAGCAGCTCCTTGCGCACCCAGTCCTCCGTGAGCGGATGCAGCTTCGGCTTGCGCGCCTCGGGAAATTTCCGCTTGTCCAGCAGCCAGCGCCAGTCGCGCCCCGCCGACTCCCATTCCGCATGAAGCCGCTGGAGATACTGCCAGCTCCATCCGTCCCGTCCCTTTTGCGCCACCGCCCGCGCTCCCGCGTGGCGGTTCGGTGCCGCGGAGATCCGCAGCATCGCGTCGTGCAAATCCCGCACTTCCTCCGCCGCCTCCGGGTTCGCGGAAAAGTAATGGAAGAACTCCGCGCGATCCGCGTCGTCGGTAAAGGTCAGCGGTTTGCGCTTCGGATCTGTGGGTGGCAAGAGCGATAGAATCTTCATGGCAAAAAACGGTTCAGCGTTTCAGCGACTTCGGCGCGTGCTCCGCCCGCTCCTTTGCCAGTGCGTCGAGATGCCCGGCGAGATCCGCCACCGCCGCACGCATCGCCGTGAGTTCGTCCGCCGTCGCACTCACGAAATACTTGCGATCGATTCCGAGATGAAGTGCCGGCGTGATCTGCTCGCACCAGGATCGCGCATCCTCCTCAAACTGCATCGCGTCGCGTTCCTTCTGCGTGAGCCGCAGCTCGTATCGCGGCACCTCCGCCTTCGCGCGCTTCAGCACCTCGGGTGGCAACGATTGCAGCGAGCCACCCACGACGCACGCAATGAGTTCTTCTGCCTGCTCAGGGTATTCCTGACGTAGCCAGCGCGACAGCACCGCCATGCTCGGGCGGAACCCGCCGGGATTGTTCCGCCGTCCGTCGCCCTCTTCCTTCAGTTCCAGTTCGAGCTGATAGGCGGAGCGGTTGCCCACCCAGGCCGCGACGCGCGCCACGAGCGGGTTTGCAAGGTCGAGCTGATGATTCGCCGCCGCCTCCAGCGTCGCGGCAAGATCGTGCGTGAGCGCATCAAAAGTAACCCTAGGGTTACTTTTGGCAAAGACATCCGCCAGCCGCATGTATTTGGCGGAGGTTTTCTTCGTCTTCGGGAAGTGCTCCTTCAGCCACGCGCCGAACTTTCCGTGCCCGAGTTTCAGCTTCACCTCCGTGAGCACCAGCCCCTTCATCGTCGCGCAAATGCCGCTCAGCTTCGAGTAATTCTCCTGCGCCGCATCCAGCCCGCGGAACGCCTCGCCGAGCTGCGGCACCGTGAGATCTTTCAGTGCGACGGAATGCGCCGCGACCGGAGGCATCGCGTCCAGCCGGGCCAGCGTGAGCGGTTCGCGTTTCGATTGCGCGGGCCGGTTGCGGGCGCAGTGCGCCGATTTCCGGTGCGCGGCGAGTCCGCGTGGCATGATATTGTTCTGCCCGCAGTCCGGGCACGTCGCGAGTTCTTCCGTGGTGGTTTGGGTGTCCATAAAATTCAATGCCTCTCCTCCGCGTCTCCGCGTCTCTGCGTTTCACCTTCCGTGCGGGTCAGCACATCCGCCGCGCGCCGCAGCCCCGCCAGCCGCCGACGCTCGATCCCGCGGGCTATCAGCTTCTTCCCCGCGTCGATGAACGCATCCCCGCTCCGATAGATTTCCTCCGCGCTCGCGAACCGCTCCAGCACATACCCCTCGCTGCCGGGATGACTCAGCACCGCCGGCGTCATCGAGGCGAGCTTCCGCACATACCGTTTGTTGTCCTCGCAGTCCTGCCAGCCGAGCACCGCGCAGAGCTGCGCCGCCGTCCGGTGCGCGCCATCCGCGAGCGCCCTCACGAGCGCATCGCAATCCTCCGCCTTGCGCTCCGGCGAGCGCCGCATCTTCGATCCCAGCGGCAGTTCAATTTGGAATGCGGACAATCCTGTCCGCGGCGCACCCTGGAAATGTTCCGCCGCCAGCGTGACGTGCGCCGGTTCATCGTAGGCCAGCGGGCTGGCCGGGGCATTCATCGGCGCGCTCATTTCCGTCCTCCCTTGAGCCGTGAAAGTTCCGTCTCGATTTCCGCGATCTGCGCGCGGCTCAGATTCGCGAGCAGCGACTTCAGCCGCTCCATGAAAAGCGGCGCCTGCGGCCGTCCGTTCCGCAGCGCCACCATCCCGCCCTCCAGCGCCTCGCGCGCCATCTGCAATTCGACGCTCCGGGCCGTCAGCCGGATCTCCGCGCGATCCACTCCCACGCGCCGCTCGGCCTCCAGCCAGGTCGTCGGGCGTTCGAGTTCGGCATAGATGCTGTCGACGCCCTTATACCCGAGCGCCTTCGCGGCCTCGTCGGGCCGCACGGTGATCTTCGCCGGTCCCCACGGGAGCAGGAAATTCAGCCAGCCCTGCTGGCGGATCTCCTCGCACATCGCGCGGAGCTGCTGATCGATCGTGGCGGGTTGCGCGTGCATGTTCACAGCGGGCTTCCGTGCGTCAGCCCGGCCATCGCGCACACGGCCCACACCAGCGCGGCGAGGGCGCCGGAAAAAAGGGCGAGGATCACGATGGCGAGCAGCCACGAGACGATCTCCGTGGCCACGTCCGCGGCGACATCGCGGATGCGATGCAGGGTCGAGGGCACGTCCGAGAAATGGCGTTTCATGGCGCGTTCAGCGGCGGGAGGTCAGGCAGGCCGCGAAGACCGCCGCGAGGAACACCGGGCCGGTCACGACGCCGAGCACGCACACCACGAGGAACGTCTCGTCCAGGTTGCACCACACATGCACCGCCAGCGCGCCGGCCAGGGCCAGCACGAGCGCGCCGGTGAGCGCGATCAGCGTGTCCGCGCGGCGCTCGCGACGCCGCTTCTCGCGCGCCTCCGCCATCTCGCGTTCGCTGTGGTAACGGCGCAGCAGCGCCGCGCCGGAGCGCGTGTCGCGCCGCCGGGCTTCCTTCGTCATCTCAGTCGTTGATTTCATCGGTTTCGGGTTTTGGGTTTGGTTTTGGGTTTGGGTTGCTGAAATTCTCGTGCGCGAAATACGCCGCCTCCGCGCGGAGCACGCGCTCGCGCATCGCATTGCCCGCATCGCCGACCGCCATCCCCGCGCGCACCACCGCATCCCACACCTCGCGCGGCAGCGCCTCGCGAGCGCTGTCGCCGCAGTCCGCGAGATAATTCTCCCACCACGCCTCGATCAAATCCTCCGCCGGGGCGATCCGTGCCTCCGCGGGCGAAGCCTCGGGCTCGGGCTCGGGCGGGATCACCGGCAGCATCGCGAGAATGTCCTGCACTCCATCCGCGCCGAGTTCGCGCGAGAGCCACGCGGCGAGGGTGCCGACCGCGCGGGTGAGCTTGCGGATGTCTGCTTTCACGGCGTTCATCGTGCCGCTCCTTCCATGCGGGCGAGATATTGCCCGATTCCGCCCGTGCCCGTCGCCGCCTCCGCCGCCTCGCGGTGGAGCTGCGCCTGGCAGGAGTGTTGCATCGCGAGGTCGAGGTCGCCGGAATCCATCGCCCGCCGCGCCGCCGCCGCCTCGCGCGCCTCGCACCTGCGCAGTTCCGAGATCCGCACCTCATCCCCCTTCAGCGAAAGCCCGAGGGCAATCGCATCGCCAGTGGTCTTTAGCGCGGTCATCGTGCTGCCCTCCGTTTCAACGGGCCACCTGGCTTTTGAATTGTGCGCCCGGCTTGCGCATCGAACCACCCGCGCAGTTCCGACATGAAGCGCATAATTTTCGTGAGGTGGTAACGCACTTCCGAGGGAAGCTCATCCTCCGCCTGAAGCATCGCCATTTGCCCGGCGGCATCGCGGCAGCGCCGGGCGCATTCCTTGATCTTGTCCTGGGTCATAGCGCGGGGATGTTGATCTGGCCGCGCTCGATGCGGGGCAGTTCGTTGAGCAGTGCGAAGCGGAACACTGCGGAATTATTCGAGCCCATCGCCTTCGCGGCGCGCCGCAGGCGGCGGTGCAAATCCGCGTCGATGCGGACCGGGATGGGCGTCGTCTTCGGGCGTTTTTCTTTCATCGTTCGCAATGTATAGCTGAGATATACAAAAGCTGTCAAAGAAAACTTTTGGATTTTTTCAAGGGTGCTATACGATACCACCGATGGCAGACACCACGCCGATCCCGATTCGCCTCACACGGACATTCATTTCGCGGATGGACGTTGCGGCGAAGCGCATGGGCACGAACCGCTCGGCGATGATGAAATTTCTCCTCAAGACGTTTCTCGACAAGTTCGAGCGCGGCGGCTTTTCGGCGCTTCCCCACGATTGGGAAAACATCATGCACGATCTCGACGGGCGCACCTTCGGCCAGCAGGCATCGCTTCGCGCCGCCGAAACCCCCGGCGAGTCGCCGCTCGCAAACCTCCCGCGCAAGCCCGTGAAATACAGTTCGCCTCCGAAAAAGAAAAAATGAAAGCAGCATTCATCGCCTTGCTCGCGTTTGCCACTTCCGCGCTGGCGCTCGACATCAGCATCCCCGGAGATCGCACATACAGGGATTGCACGAACCTCCGAGCGGATAAAGACATCCTTGCATTCACCCACGCAGATGGCGCCGCGCGGGTTCCCTATGAAAAACTGCCTTCCGCAATGCAGTCAAAGTTTTTTGATGGAACGAAGATCGCGGGATGGCAGGCAGAGCGCCGAGCCATGGAGGGGCGAGCAGCCGTGGCGGCGGCAGAGGCCGCGCGCCAGCGTGAGGCTGCGGAAGCGGCAAGACGCGAGCTAATCGCGACTGCTGCTGCGGAGGCGACAAGGGCGAAGGCGGACGCCGCAGCAGCGGATGCCAAAAAACGCGCGAAGGCCGCGGCGGCAGAAGCAGAGAACCGGCGTCGTCTCGACAATTATCGCAGCGGCAAATGGGAGCGATTCATTGCAACGATGGTCGGGCCTGCTGAGGGCGGGCAGATCATGCGCAAGCCGGACGGAACCACAATTTACGTCGCGAATGACGCTGGCATCGCCCAAGGCGAGCATTTACGAGGGTATTTCGAGCGGGACGGGAACTACGAATACACGGCAGCGGGCGGTGGCGCTGCACGAGTGAAAAAGTATGTTTACCGCCAGAATGCCAGTCACGACATGGGAGAAGATTTGATTGAGCTGATGAAATTAAAGAACGCGATGATGGCGAGAAAAATCACCAGAGAAGAGATTGAAAAAATTGCCGATCTGGAGGTGCGCCTGCGCAATGAAGGCGAATCGCCGATTTTGTTGCAATAGCTGCGGACTTGCTGCCGTAGGCCCTGCCGCTCCCCTTCCGCGTCTCCGCGTTTCACCCCAAAAATCCCTCCCCGAAAAAAGGTCCAATCTTTCCGGCGTTTCCGGTCTTTCCGATGCGGCATCCCGCGGGAAATGAGACGAAAGGCGCACTCGCAAGAGTGCCATGCCTTTCCAAACCTCTAAAAATAAATCCGGGCGGTCAAGCTTTCCGTTTGCGCGCACCGCGGCATCCGCGGCGCTCTCGGCGCTTGCGGCGCTGACGCTCGGCGGCTGCGCGGCGCACAAGGCGCAGCACTTCGACGCGCCGGACGCGGCCACGCTGCGCGGCAAGCGCGACGAGGCGGCGAACCTCGTGACCTCCGCGCGCACGAAGGCATCCGATGCGGCGGAACAATTCACCGCGGCATCCCCGAAACTGCGCGAGGCGACGGACAGCCGGGCGAAGGAGACGGAGATCGTCGCACAGCTCGCGCCGAAGCTGGCGGACCTGCGGATGCGCGTGACCGTGGAATTGCGGCCCGAGGTGGACGCGGCCATCGCGCAGCTCGACGATTTGAAATCGCAAAGTGCGATCACCGGCGCCGCGCTCGATGAAGGCTGGAAGCGGATCGAGGCCGGGCGCACGGAACTCGCATCCAGCGTGACCGACCTCCAGGGCGCGCACACGGTGCTCGACGAAATCTCCGGCAAATACGGCCCGGAATACGAGAAAGCCGTCGCCGCTCTCACGGAAAAGGCAAACCTCGCGGAGCAGGGCTGGCACGACGCGAGCGCGCAGGTCGTCGCGCTGCGCAGCGAATCGCTCATGCACCGCATCCTCGGCATCGCGGGCGCGCTCGGCGTGCTGGCCATCGCGATTCTTTATTTCACCGGGCGCATCGGCAAAGCCGCCGCGACCGTCGCCACGGAGGTCGCCAAATTATGAAGCGCTTCCTCACATGGTTCGCGGAATTCTTCCAGGAGGACAACGGCGGGCTCTCCTCGATGCGGCTCGTGGTGATCTTCGCCTGCCTCGTGGTCGTGCCCGGCTTCCTCATCGCCTGCCTGTTTTTTCCGGAGGTCCGCAGCCTCGCGAATGGCGTGCTCATGTGGGCCGGCGGGCTCGTCGGCATCAAGTGCGGGCAGAAATTCGGCGAGAAGCCCTACGTCGCCGGCCCCAACCCTGACACGGATTCCAAATGAGCGGCTTCCTTTTCAACGCCACCAAACGCAGGGTCCGCGACCGCGGGGCACCGCCGGATGCCTTCCTCGCCGAGCTGCTCGCGTGGGCGAAGGACGCGCCGGAGGAAATCTTCGCGCCGAACACGGACCCGGAGGACGTGATGGATCGCCTCGCGCCGATCCTCGGCCCGTGGACTTCCCCGCTGCACCGCCGTGCGGCGATGTGCGAGCTGCTCCGCGTGCTCGCGGGATTCGAGTCCTCGTGGAACTGGAAGGAAGGCGTGGACAAAACGAACGCCACGAGCCAGCGCCTCATCACCGCGCAGGAGACGGGCATCTTTCAGGTGAGCTACGATTCGCTGGGGCTCGACCTCGCGGGCAACGACCATTCCGACGATCTCCACCGCTGCGTGCTGCGCCATTGCGACAGCCTGCAGGTGCAAATCTTCATCGACCGCATGAAGACGGATCACGTGTTCGCGCTCGAATACGCGGCCCGGCTGCTGCGGAACTCCTTCTATTGGGACGGCCCCATCAAACGGCACGAGATCGATTCCAGCCTGAGCCGCGACGCGGTGCAGGAATTCCAGCGGCTCCTCACTACCGGCCAGCAGGTCGGCGCGGCATGACCATGAAAAAAACACCCCGCACATCCAGCGGCGCGAAGACGCGGGCAGGCAAGAGTTGCGGCGGGACGAAAATGATCCCCGCGCAGGCGCGCACCGGCCAAAAGGCAACGCCCCAGGCCCGCGTGCCATCCACCGCGCCGGCCCGCGTCTCCGCGCTGATGCGCGCACTGTGCCGCGCATCCGCGGCGCGCGCCCGCTTTTACCGGCTCGGCGGTGCGCTCTGCGCCATCCTTTCCGCAATCCGGTATCCGCTATCCGCCATCGTTTTTTTCGCAGGGGTCACGGCTGCGGCGGAGCTGGGAACTCCACAGGGGCCGCAGCCGTGCGCTCCCGCTTTGGCTACCGCCGGGATTCGGAAAGTGGATGCGCCCACCGCTATAGAACAGCTCGGAGGCACGTTCGCCCTGCCGCTGCCCTGGCAGCCGATGCTTGCCGACCTCGACGTGAAGGGGATGACGCTCGGCGGATTCGGACTGCTCGCGGCGCTCATCGGGTATCACTTCGTATTCCGGAGTTACATCCGGGAGCAGGCGGGCATCACGGAAACTCAGACGACCGAGATCTCCGGTCAGCCCATCCAGGTGCAGAAGGCGGTGAAATTCATCGCGGAGGCGGAGCTGGATGAACGGCTCGCCGGCTACGTGCGAACGGAGGACCTGCAACAAATGGAGCGCCGGATCTGCACGAAGATGGAGGAGGACTTCCGCGAACTGGACAACAAGCGGGGCCACAGCATCGGCAACCTCCACGAACATCTCACCGGCACCACGAAGTCACTCACCGAGAAGATCGAGCACGCCAGCGCCCGGCAGCACGATCGCACGGATGCGCTCGCTCAACAGGTCGGCGTGCTCATCGGCGAAGTGCGCGGGCTCACCGCCAACGTCACCGAGGCCACGCGCACAGCCCAGGCCGCGGCCGTCGCCGCCGCGCAGGCGGGGAGGAAATCATGAAGCTCGAAAAATTCATCCTCAAGGTGCTCGCGAATGCGGAAGACCGCCGCATGTGCTCCCCCGAGGCGATCCTCGTCATGCTGCCCGCCGGCATCGTCGCCTCGCTCGGCGACGTGGAGGCCGCGCTGCGCTCGCTGGAGGAAAAGCGCCAGGCATTCGGCACCGCCACGGATGACGGGATGCTCTGGAAAATCACCCCGAACGGAAAGGCCCGGCTGGCATGAGTTCCATTGTTTTCATCACGAAGGGCGCGAAGCCATTTACAGGCATACCCACAAAGAAAGGGGTGCCAGAGCAACGAACGGCCGTGCGGCCAAGTGACACGCGACGACACCGGTATTCAGCGTCTTCGGACGCGCGGAAATGTTCCTGCCGAGATTGGAGCTTGGTCGCGCCCAGCAACCGCACCGCCGCGTCGCCGAGTCTGGCACCCCGCGTTTTTTACCCCGAAACCAAAACCGCGCCAGCGCCCCAAGGTCGTGCCGGAAGCCGTCCGGCCATGACTCCACAGCCGACGCGGGGGGTGAGGGCCTTGAATACCCCTTGCACGGCCTTGAATGACGGCAATCCGCGCACGCGCGCCGAACTCGACACCCCTTTTTTTCCGTGAATGGAAACCCCAACCCCAAAAGCCGGCCGCAAACCGCACCCGCGTTCATGGATCATGAACCTGCCCTTCAACGCGGCGGATGCGGAGGAGAAGGGCCTTACGCCGGAATGCACTCAGGAGATCGTCTACCGCATGCTCTGCGAGCCGGGCGCGACGCTCGAATCCACCGCCGCGCGCTGCAAATCGGAGTTCTCGGACTTTGGCTGCACGCAGTCGCCGCATGGGCTGGCCAATGCGCTCAGCCTCTGGCGGTTCGAATACGAGATGAAGCGCATGTTCCGCAGCCTGGACACGCGGGCCAAAGCCTACGAGGCCCAGCGCAAGGCGGAGAATCCCGACCTCACGCCGGAACAGATCGCCGCGGACGGACAGCGATTTTTCACCGCGGTGGCCAGCGCTGCGGGCGACGCGAAGACCTTTCAGGATCTGGAGTATCTGCGGCTGGCCAAGGAAACCGCAAAGGTCAAGGGCGAGCTGGAAACCGCGAAGCTGGAACTGAAGAAAAAGCAGGTATCCCTCAAGGGCACGGAGGTGCAGCTCGCGATCGACAAATTCCAATGGGACGGCGCGAAGGAGGCGCTCGCGAAACTCAAGGAGCTGAAGTCCATCGCGGCGGACCGTTCGCTGAACGACGATCAGAAAATCGAGCAGGTGCGGCTGCGGCTGTGGGGCGCGCCGCCGAAGGAAATGGAGGGCAAGGCGTGAGCAAGCTCACCCGCAAAGTCCGCGCCGGCATCGTGCGTGCGAAAGGCACTGCCGCCGCCGTCGTCGCCGCGGTGGCCATGACGGCCGTGCAGGAGGCTCCGCCGGCCTTTCCTGTCGCGAAGGAGGCCGCACCCGGCGCGATCCACTTCCGCAAATACCAGGAGCCGGTCTTTTGGGATCACACCACGAAGACGCAGATCATCCACTGGTCGCGGCAAATCGGAAAGAGCTACACGCTCGCGGCGTGGGCCGTGGAACGGCTGCTGCGCTTCCCCGGCCGGCTTGTCACCGTGCTTTCCAATTCTCGCGACAACGGCGCGGAGTTTGTGCTGAAGGTCGAGGACATCTGCCGATCGATGGGTGCCGTCATCGAGGGCATCGAGGCGGAGAGCAACCAGGACGAACTGAACGCGAACCAGACCCTGAGCGAGGATCTCAAGTTCGACGCCATGCGCTTCGAGGTGAAGATCACCGTGCGCGGCAAGACCGGGCGCATCAAGGTGCTCGCGGCGAATCCCCGCACGGCGCGCGGCTTCTCCGGTGATCTCATCCTGGACGAATTCGCCTTCCACGAAAACAGCGCCGCCATCTGGGAGGCCGCGGAACCGATCATCTCCAGCAACCCGGATTACCTCTGCCGCATTTCCAGCACGGGCAACGGGAAGCGGAACATGTTCTACCAGCTCATCAGCGCCGGCGAGATTCCCTACTACCGCGTGCGCCGCAGCGACGCCTGGGCGATGGGCGAGATCAAGATTCACAGCATCGTCAGCGGCAAGGAAATCACGCCCGACGAAGCGCGCCGGCAGGCCGCGGACAAGCGGGCCTACGATCAGAACTACGAGTGCGCGTTCAACGACGAGAACGCCGTGCTGCTCACGCAGGAACTCATCAGCGCCGCCGAACGCGCCAACATCCCGATTGATGCCCAGGCGTGGAGTGCGGGCAGCGTGCAGCGGATGTATCGCGCCGAGGGCGAGCTGTTCGCCGGGCAGGACTTTGCCCGCATCGGCGATCTCAGCGTGTGCGCCGTCTTTGAAAAGATCGGGCGCATCAAGCGCATCATCGGCCTGCTCATCATGGAAAACATGCGCATCAGCGCGCAGTTTGCCGAGTTTGAAAAAGTGGGGATGCTGCCGAAATTCCGGCGCGCGTGCTTTGACATGACGGGCAACGGCCTCGGCCTTTTCGAGATGGCGGAGGAGAAATTCGGAACCGCGCGGATCGAAGGCGTGAACTTCTCCAGCACGGAGCCCGTGACGGATCGCATCCGCAGCGAAGGCCGCAAGGCCCCGACCGCGAAGGTCACGGAGATCATGGCGACGAATCTCGTCGCCGAGTTTGAGGACCGGACGATCGAGATCATGCCCGACGCCGCGCTGCGCGACGACCTGCGCAAGCCCGAGAAAATCACCAGCCCTGGCGGACGCGTGAGCATCGCCGCCGCGCGCGACGTGAAGGATCACGCCGATCGCTTCTGGGCCATCGCGCTGGCGATCCGTGCATCGCTCAAACAGGCGGCACCTTTCGGATTCGATGCGGTCTCCGCCGGCGCGCGGCTCGGGGATGAGGACGGCTTGGATCGCACCGCCGCGCGCGACCGGAACCTCGGCAGAAAGGCGGTGTCCGCATGAGCATCGCGAAGTTCAACGGCGCCGGCGGGCGCAATGGAGCGCCTGTGCTCAAGACCGAGACGGAAATCTGCGCCGACGTGGTGCAGCTCGCGTTGCGCACGCGGTTCAACCCGCTGCGCAACCTCACGCCTTCCGCGCTGTCCTCGCAGCTCGACAATTTCCAGCTCGGGCTCATCGCGTATGCGGCGCTGACGTGGGAAGCCATCGAGCGGCGCGACGACGTGCTCAAGGGCGTCGCCGCGAAACGGAAAAAGAACGTCGCGAAGCTCAAGCGCGAATCGCTCCGGCGCGAGGAATCGCCCGAGGCCGAGGCGCACGCGGAAGCGCTCGATGAGTTCTACGACAATCTCTCCTGCATCAATGCCCTCGACGAAAACGAGGCGGGCGGTTTCTCGCTCCTCGTGCGGCAGATGATGGATGCCGTGGGCAAATACTACGCCGTCCACGAGATCGTCTGGCAGCCCGGCGAGGATGGCACGCTCACGGCGCAGCTCCGCTTCGTTCCGCTCTGGTTTTTTGAAAACCGCGACGGGCGGCTGAAGTTCCTGCGCATCCCTCTCGGCGGTGCGATGGGCACGCCACTGGAGGAGGGCGGATGGATGATCACCAAGGGCGACGGCCTCATGGAGGCGTGCAGCGTCGCCTACATGTTCAAGAATCTCCCGCTGAAGGACTGGCTTTCCTACTCGGACAAATTCGGCACGCCCGGCGTGCTGGGGCAGACGAATGCCGCCAAGGGCAGCGACTCCGGCAACGCGATGCAGGCCGCGGTCGCGAGCTTCGGACAGAACTGGAGCGGCGTCGTGTATGGCGCGGACGGCGCGATCAAAGAGCCGCTCTCCCTCATCACCGCGAAGGGCGAGGGCACTCTCCCTTTTCCCCCGCTCATCGAGCGCATGGATCGCGCGATGGTCGCGCTCTGGCGGGGCTCCGATCTTTCCACGATGAGTGCCGACACGAAAGGCGCGAGCGTGCAGGACGGCGAGAGCGACATTCTTTTGCAGGACGACGCCGAGATGATCAGCGACACGCTGAACCTCTACCTCGACAAATTCATCATCGCGCAAAAGTTCGGCCAGGGCACAAAGCCGCTCGCATATTCCAAGCTCATCGTCCCGCAGAAGGAAAACGTGGAGCTGGATCTGAAGATTGACGAGCTGTTGCTCAAGGCCGGCGCACGCCTCGGCGAAAACGAGCGCCTCGAGCACTACGGTCGCCCGCAAATGAATGCGAAGGATACGCCCCTGCGCAACCCGGCGACGATCACAGAAAAAGTCGCGGACACCTCCACGGCGCCGATTCCCACCGGTGAACTGGCGAACGAGCGCGGCACCGCGACAGCGAAAGGCGCGGACTCGCCTTCGCTCGGCAAGCTGCTCGCGAAGTCTCGCGCCCTTTTTGGCGAAAGCCTTGCGGGCGACCTGAAACCGCTGCGCACCGCGCTTGCGCGCGTGCTGCACGGCGAGGACGACGGCCTGCTCGCCCGCGCACAGGCGCTCTCCGCGAAGCTGAACGATCCCGACTTCGCCGGGCAGCTCATCGCCGCGAAGGGCAGCAGCGACGCGCTTTTCAAAATCCTTTCCGCCGCTGCGGCCTCCGGCCTCGCGACACAATCACGCGACGAATCATTGGCGAACGGCGACGTGACAGGGCATGAGTTCCACGGGAACCAGCACACCGGCGGTCACGGTTCGGCGATCAATGACAGCGACTTTCAGCCATCACCGAAACCTATCCCGACGCATGAGGCGGTGAAACGGCTGACGGCGGGGTTTGAGCATGTCGGCCACGATGGACGGCGATACAAGTTTGGCAAAAACCTGCTGGATAAATTCGCCGGGAAGGAAGACGGCGATTTCCGACTGCGCCATCTCCCGCACGCACAGGCCACGCTCTCCACGCCGTTCCGCGTGGATCACCAGGCGAATCAGGACATGCACATCGGCCTGTTCCGGCATGGCGACAAAGAGCTGCACACTTTCGTGTTCACCGGCAAGGAGGGGAACGTGACCGGCGTCTCCGGTTACTACCTGCCTCGGCGCGCCCAGGTCGAACGCGAGGTCCGCGCAATGGACGGAGGGAGGAAGAAATGAGGTCGAGATCGTCGGGTAGCCGCGAACTCAGCGCCTTGGTGGCTATGGCCGCTACCGGCAGCCACCAAGCTCACGCGCAGCATCTCTCTGCCCGCCAAAAAAGCAATCAGCAAATCAACCTATGAAAAACACACTCCGCAAACTCCGCGCCGCGTTCCGCCGCGCATTCACCCGCGCGATTTACCTCGCGAACGAAACCAAGGCAGCGCTCGAATCGCTCTTCCTGCCGAACGCCTTCACGCCAGGCAAGGACAACTGGGTGCAGCTCTCGCCCTTCGGCGACTTCGGCAACAAGGATGCCAAGGGCAACCGCGTTATCCAGCGCTTCCGCAAGGAGGATGCCGAGCACATCTGCAATGAGTTCAACGGCCTCGGACGCAAGATCACGCAGCCGCTCGGGATGCCGTTTTACGTCGGCCACCCGGATCATGCGCGCTTCAAGGGCCAGCCGGGCCACACCGACACCGCTGCGAAGGGCCGCGGCAAGGAGATGGCCGTGCGCCACGACGCCGGATGCGCCGCGTGCCAGGCGTTTGCCAACAGCAAGGACGGCAAGGCCAGCGTCGCGCCGTGCGCGGAGCACGGGCTTTTTGTGAAGATGCACTGGAACCCGGACGGCGAGGAGTTGATCACCAACGAGGCATTCCACGGCCACAGCGTGAACTGGGCGGCGGTGCCGGACGGCAAGGAGGCCGGCGCGGTCATCATGCGCCCGATCCGCGTCAAGAGCACCGGCTTCACCAACGAGCCGAACATCCCCGTGACGCCCGCTCAGCTCGCGAACGAAGAGGAAGGCGAGGAAGTGGCCAATGCGGACGGCGCGATCATCCCGCCGAAGCTGAAGCTCATCGCCGGATTCAAGGAGAACGAGGACGTAACGATGGAACAGATCATCGCCGCGCTCGAAAAGGCGAAGCCCGCGCAGGTGGCGAATGAAGGCGACGGCGATCTGCTGTGCGCTGCCATGTTGCTCGCGAACGATGCGGACGGCGACAACGACGCGCCGCTGCCGCCCTGGGTGCATGAAGCGGCCGGGACCGACCCGAAGACGGCGAAGAAGGAGGACGTGAAGGCCGCGCTCACCGACAAGGCGACGAAGGCGGGCCACATGGACCGCGTGAAGCGCACGGGCGACGAAATGCGCAAGGCGCAGGACAAACACTACAAGGCGCGCGCCGAAATGGAGCAGGCGCTCGCGAATGAAAAGGCGGCACGCACTGCGGCTGAAACGAATCTCGCGAATGAGCGCAAGGCCCGCGCAACGCTCATCGTCGAGCCGCTGGTGAAGGCGGGCAAGGTCGTCCTCGCGGACAAGGACAAGCGCATCGAGGAGCTTTGCAACGCGGGCGACGAGTTCGACGCCAAGGTCGCGCAACTCGCGAACAGCAAGCCCGTCGTGAAGACGCAGGCAGTGAGCGCCGGGCTCGGCGGCAAAAACACCGTGCTTGTGGCGCACGTGCGCGAGCGCACGCAGAAATTCGAGGCGCTGATGCAGAAGCGCGAGCAGGAGCTGCCGAACGAAGCTTACCAGGACCGCTACGAGGCCGTGGCGAACTCCGCCGAGGGCGTCGCGCTCTTCGCCTCCATGCAGCGGGCCAACGCGCCCCAGGACAAGAAGGACTGACGCCGATTTCACCACTGAAAAACCAACACCACACCAACCACACCACGATCATGGCAGCCAAGAAAAAGAAAGTCCCCGCACCCGTTGCGGAAATCACCGACGCCGAAGTGCAGGCGAAGCGCGCGCAATGCGGCTTCCAGCTCTCCGCGCACCAATGCCGGCAGGTGCTCGAAGCGCAGGCCGCGCACGACGCGACCGACCCGCACGATGAAGCGCCCGCCGTGCCTGCGGCGGATGAAACAGGCGAAGCCTGACCACTCTCGCCAGCGGGCAATCACGCACGCGGGCAAGCAACAAAACCAACACCAACAAAAACACACACGAACATGAAACACATGCTCATCCTCACCGCCGTGGCGTTGCTGCTCGCAGCTCTGCCGTGGCTCATCACTCGCGCGAAGGCCGCAGGCGAATTCCTCACCAACGCCATCAGCGCGATCAACATCACGCACAAGGGCAGCGGCACGCGGCTCGCGGACGCCTCGTTCACCGCGCGCTACCTGCTCGCCAAGCAGGGCAGCGACGCGACCCACATCGCCATCTGCACCGCGAGCGACAAGCCGTTCGCCGTGGTGCCGGACATGACGCCCACCACGGATCAGGCGAACAGCGACCTGAGCTATCCGCTCCCGATCAACATGCTCGGCCTCAATGAGGACACTGAGCGCATGGTCGCCAGCGGCGCAATCGCCGTGGACGACATGCTTGTGCCCGATGCCGGCGGCAAGGTGAAGACGCTGCCCACCAGCGGCGGCGGCACCACTTACGTCGTCGGCAAGGCTGTGACCGCCGCGGCTGCAAACAACGACCTGATCGAGGCCATCCCCTGCTTCCCGTATCTCGTCACGATTCCCAGCTAACCGCTGAACGCACCGCACACCACTGAACGAAAACACGAATCAGAATCACACCCATGAAAATCACCAAAGCTGAAATCCGCGAGATGGTCGCCCGCAATGCGGAGGCCCTCGCCAACATCGCCCATGTCGAACGCGAACCCATGTTCGCGAACGCACAGGGGAACGACATCAAGCCGGGGGAAATCTACCTGGCGAACGAAAGCGTGTTCACGCAGCAGTTCTTCGATGAGCCGCTGACGAACTACGCGGTCGGCTGGCGCGACCCGAACAAGATCGAGGACGCGCTGGAGTTCTTCGCGCCCGAAGTCTCCGTGCCTCGCCGCTTCACCTACAAGGAGTTCACGAACATCGAGGAATTCCTCGCGGAAGGAACGAATGCGGACCTGCGCGCCATCGGTGCCGAGTTCCCGACCGTGAAATACACGGGCGTCGAGACTCACGCCCGCACGGACAATCGCGGTCTGCGCATCCGCGTGGACCTCGATGAAGTCGCCGATCCCACCAGCGTGCTCGCAGGCGGACTGCCCGCCTACCAGGCGCGCGCCGTGGAGAAGATCAAGCGCCGCCTCGCCCGCAACTCGCTGTTGCGCGTCGTCGCGCTGCTGAGCGCGGCTGCAACGAACACCGCGAAGACGTGGGACACCACGGCCGGGAAAGACCCCGACATGGACGTGCTCACGGACCTAGTCACGGGGACGACGGCCCGTGGCATCCGCAGCAACCGCATCGGCTTTGGTGAAACCGCGTGGACCAAGCGCAGCCTCTCGCTGCGCGCGCAGAACACCGCGGGCGGCTACGCCAGCGCCGGGCTCACGCCTGAAGCGCTCGCGATGCTCCTCGCCGTGGATCAGATCCACATTGATCGCTCCCGCTCCAGCGCCAACGGCGCAGCGATGGCGGAAGTGGTGAACAACCTCGTGCTCATGTTCCTCGCCTTCAGTGGCGCCGACACGGAGGACGCCAGCAACATCAAGCGCTTCACCTCGCCGACCGATGGCGGTGGCCCGTTGCGCGTGTATGTCCAGCAGGTCACGAGCAAGCTCGTGGATATCACCGTGGAGAAATACGAGCTGCTCAAGGTCACGAGCACGCTCGGCATCCGCAAGTTCACCGTCTCCTAAACCGCGGCGCAATCCGCGCATCAACGAACCGTTTAGCGACCGTTCACACCCCGCGCATCGTCCGTGAAAGGGCGGTGCGCGGCAGTGAGCGAAAGCAAAATGAGCAACTGGACGAACATCACCGAAACCGCCGTGCGCACCGGCAAGAACACCGCGATCCTCGATGCGGTGCAGTCGCTGGCGTCCTCGCGCGGCGAGGCGGACCCGCTGCCGGAGATGATCGCGGACACCGTTGCCACATTGCGCGCCGCGTGCAGCACAGGCAACGCGCTGGACACGGACACAACGAAGATCCCGAACAGCCTGAAGGGACTCGCGCTGCGGATGCTCACGCGCCGGCTGAAGGATTATCTGGAGATCGAGCTTTCGCCCGGCGAGACGGCGCAAGCCAATGACGATCGCAGCTATGTGAACCGCATCACCGATCAGAAGCTGCGCTTCGAGACACCGGACAACAGCGCGGGCGGCGCGGAGATGCAGCAGGCGGGCGGGATTGATACCATCAGCAGCACGAACCGGGACGACTACACGCGGAAGGGGATGAACGGGCTATGATCTTTGACGAGCCAATGACGTGGGAGGAGGCGCTGGCGGAACTCGCGGCGAAGAAGCTGCTGCCCTCGTCGCTTTCCTCCCGCGAGCTGCGCGAGGAGTGGGGCACGGACATCCTGCACCGCTCGATCTTTTCCGCGCGCACGACCAAGGCGCAACTGCTCCAGGACTACCGCGAGCGGATCGCGGAGCTGCTGGACGGCACCACGAACCTCGCGACGGCGCGGGCGCGGATTCAGGATTTGCTCGACGCGCTCGGCTACGATTCCGAGCGGGGCGGGTTTCCGGATGACACGGACATTCCGCCAGCGGAGCGCGGTTCACTGCGCGATCTCGCGAGCAATGAGCGCGTGGACCTCGTGCTGCGCACGAACATGCAGCAGGTTGGCAACTTCGCGGCGCGCGAGGCCGGGCAGACGGCCGCGGCGCTCTACGCATTCCCCGCCTACGAATTACTGCGGGTGGCACCGCGCTCGGTCCCGCGGGGAGAAAAGCGCGCAAGGGGCGGTGCGATCGTGCCCGATGCTGGCAACGACTGGCCTTCGCGCTGGGAAACGGTCGGCGGGCAGTTTTACGACGGTCGGATGATTGCCAGGAAGGATGATCCAATATGGGAGAGAATCGGGAGCAGCGGGGAATTCAGCGACGGGCTGGATGCGCCATTCCCCCCCTTCGCGTTCAACAGCGGATTCGGCTGGCGATCCATCGGGCGCGACGAGGCGATTGCGCTCGGCGTCATTGATGAGGACACTCAGGTGCAAGCGCGTGATGCGCGGATGAACGAAGGCGTGAAGGCTGCTGCGGATCTCGATCCCGATTTGCGCGACTCAATGCTCGCCGGGCTGCATGTGAAGATCGCGCAAGGCGTCGCAACATTGGAGGCGGCGGGTGACAAGTCCGCGCGCTACCTCAGAAAGGCGGCGGGGCTATGAGCTACGGCATTGCCATTGATGTGCGGGATGCGATCTCGCCATACCTCGACGCGATCCAAGACGGTTTTGGAAATCCGAAGGGGCTGCACGAATTCATCGCGAACGAGGAGCTGGAGCTGATCCGCGATTATTTACTGACGGAAGTCGCAACGCGCCACAAGACAGCGTCGGCGCTCGGTGCCACGCCGAGCGGGCACTGGGGCGATCCACAATCCTACACCTCCGCGAGCTGGGATGATGAGGCGGCGACGGTTGCGATCCGCAAGGCCGGCATCGGCCGTGCGGTTCACGACGTGGATATTGAGCCGGGTGCCGGGAAGCAATGGCTCACGATCCCGCTCATCGCGGAAGCCTACAATCAGCGGGCCTGCCGCATGGCGGGACTCTTTTTCACGCAGCCCAAGGGCAAGGGCTACGCGCTGCTTGGGCGCAGGACGGAAAAGGGAGTGCCGCCGACGTGGGTTTATCTGCTCGTGAAGAGCGTTCACCAGGCGCAAGACCGCACGCTGCTTCCGACGCAGCAGGCAATGGTGGTCGCGGCGGACATCGGCGCGCGGAAATATCTCAAAACCCTGAAGCTGCAAGCGGCGGGAGGGCCGAACTGATGAGCACGACCACGGGCACTCTCATCGCACTTCAGGAGGCCGCGGCGGCATTTCTCCGCACGGGCGATTCCGCGGCGAAGACGTATTTCACGGACACGACGCCGGTCATCGGCATCTTCACGGAGCAGCTCGCGGCGCTTCAGCAGAAGATCGACGAAGGGCTGCGGCGCACGGGCGTCAGCGTCCTGGTGCGGACCGTCACGGCGTCGAAGGCGAACAACGCCATCCCCGGCAAAAAGGGCTTTGGCCGCGTGGTGCTGGCCTTCATGGTCGGCTGCACGCCGAACGTGAACCCGAGCGGGCTGCACCCGGCGACGGTGGCGGAGAAAATCGTGTGGGTGATGGGGCGCTTCAAATTTCTCGGCGTCACGCCGGAGCACGAGAGCACCGAGCTGCTGCCCGTGCAGATCGCGGATCAAGTCCACTACGCCGTCCTCTTTTCGCTCGGCGACCTTTTCACCAACGTCGAGCCGACTCGCTAACCCTTTCCGCACCGGAAAAACCAACAACCAATAACCAACACACATCATGTTAAATCTGAAGCAAACAGTTCTGGGCGGTCATCTCGGCCTTGCCCTCGACGGAGCAAAAACCTACACCACGCTGGCGGGCACCGTCGGCGTCACCAATGGCGGCACGGGCCTTGTCGGCACGGGCACCACGTTCACCGCCGGAATGGCCGGCAAGACGTTCGCGATCGTCACGAACACGGACCCGATCAACCCGGTCGTCGTGATCGTCACGATCTCGGCATTCGTGGATACCACGCACATGACGCTCTCCACGGCATGGACGGGCAACACGCTCACCGGCCTGAAGGGCTACAGCGAGGCGGCGAATGCCGCGAGTTCCACCGTCCTCCCCGCGGCGACGGTGCCGGCGAACTGGACGAATATCGGCACGCTGCTGAAGCTCAAGTATTCCCGCAACGCATCCTTCGACGACGTGATGGCGCCGGCGCCGGGCGCGATGGCGCGCACCGGGAAGCTGCTGAAGGAAATGAAGCCGTCTTTCGCGCTCACGCTGAACGAAGTGAGCGAGGCGGTGCTCGGCAGCGTCTTCGGCGTCGCCCTGCCGACCGACAGCACGCCCTTCACGCCGGAGAGCGACCCCGGCCTGATCGTCGGCTGGTGGATGATGAGCTGGTATGACCAGTCCTCGAATGAGGGAGTTTTTATCCAGCAATACGGCGCGGGCATGGTGAAGGACTTCGAGACGGACGGCGGGCAGATCAAGCCCGTGATCGAAGTGGACATCTTCCGCAACCCGCTCGCGACGGGCACGACCACGCTCGCGTCGCTCAGCTAGTTTTTTCTCAAACTGAGAATAAACCCACACGCAAAGAAAATGAAACGCGGAGACGCAGAGACGCAGAGGGGGGAAACGGTCCGGCAGATGCCGGCGCCGGCCCGCCTGCTTCCTCTGCGTCTCTGCGTCTCTGCGTTTTAATCAATGTCCGACCTTCTCGCATCGCAATTCCGCGTGACCCACCTCGGCGTGGTGCGCGTGGATTTCGGCGACGCGGGCAGGCAGGAGATCAAGATGCCCTGGCAGGCGTCCGGCGAGACGGCGCCCGTGGCGCGTGCGCCGTTCGCCGTGCAAATGACGTATGCAAACGCCGTGAACGAAATCACCTTCGACCGGGTGCTGGCGTTCGATAATTCATTCGAGGCCCGCAACGCGATGCTCGCGCACAATGCGGGGCTCTCCAGCGACGTGGGCGACGCGGTGATCGAGACGCTCGACGGCGACACCTACACGCTGCGCGGGGCAAGGCTCACCTCCGTCAGCCCGCGCATCGAGGACGGCTGCCGTTTTGTGTGCGATTACACGCTGACGGGCGGCCAGCTCGACGGCGGCACCACTTCCACCACGGACCTCGGCGATAGGATGCCGCTCGACGTTCGTTCCGCCCTCGCGGGCGACACCTCTTCGCTCTGACCCTTTTCATTCCCATTTTATGTCCGATTTATACCTCCTGAAAACCGATTCGCGGGCCGCGATCCTTGCCGCCATTGACGCAGGCACGCTCGACGCGCGCAGGCCCACCATCGAGGCCGATGGCGGACGGCTGCGCATCGGCAACCACGTCGTGACTGAGACGGATGTGCAGACCGCCGCCATCAGCGCCGCGGGCACCACGACGCTCGCGCTGAAGGCGCAATGCGCGAAGCATATCGCCGCCGTCACGGTCGCCGCCGGGAGCGGAGCCTACATCGCAGAGATTGTGGCGCCACCGATCGCCACCGCGCTGGACGCCACGACGCTCGCGCCGGTCGCCGGAGACACGATCGAGATCGGCATCGCGATGCCGGCCTCGGCAAACCCGACGATCCAGATCTACGATAACAACGCGGGCGGAACGCTGCTGCTCACCATCGCGGGCACCGGCGCCGCCTTCACGCAGACCGTGCGGCTCTACTACACCGGGGCGTGGGCGGTGCTGGAATCCGCCCTCGGCGCAGCGGGTCAGGCGGCCGACGTGAACCCCGCGGGCACAAGCATCGCGGCGGCGCTAGATGCGGCGACCAATCACAGCCGCGCCGTCACGAACCGCTTCAACGCCGACCACACCGGCTGGAAGCTCGGCGACATCATCGCGCAGAGCGGCGGAGGTCTGCCGCGCATTGCCACCATTACGATCCCGGCCGACCTGCCTGGGACCCATGATTACGCCCTGACCTTTTACGACGAAACTTCGTCGGCATTTGAAGATTTCAACTGCTTTGGAACAGGCATGGCCAAGGAGGACGCTGCCGCAGCGCTCGCGGCACAGATCAACGCGTCGGGCCTGAATTGCAGCGCGACGGCCTCTGGCAATGTGGTCACGATTACCAGCTACACGGCGGGTACCCTCACGAGCGGCGGATATTATGGAGACGGACGCTGGGCGGTGGTGGAATACTCTCCCGGAAGCGACGTGCCGCCGTCGTGGATCGTCTTTACCATCACCCAGGCGGATGCCGCGGCGCTGCCGCCCGGCACCTTCCTAGTCACCGACCTCGCCAATCTCGGCAATGCAGCGGGCTACAAGGGCATCGGGGACACCGTGGACTTCCTCAGTGGCTACGGTGCGCCAGACAACAGCATCGGCGAGGAGGGCAACGGCTATGTGGACTTGAACAATGGCGACTTCTACCACCGCAGCGAGAGCGGATGGAGCTTCGTCCTCAACATCAAAGGCCCGCAGGGTGACACCGGCCCAACGGGGCCAACGGGAGCAACGGGAGCAACGGGAGCAACGGGAGCAACGGGAGCAACGGGAGCAACGGGAGCAACGGGAGCAACGGGAGCAACCGATGCACTTTCATCGGCCGCAGCAACAAAGGCAGTTACAACGTGGAAATCGGTGACCCTGCCGTTTGCCTACACATGGAACGACGTGGCTTGGTCGCCGGATCTGCCGTTGTTCTGCGCTGTTGCTTCAAGCGGTTCTGGGACCAATCGGGTGATGACTTCGCCCGATAGCATCACGTGGACGATCAGGACCGCTGCCGCATCCAATTCGTGGAACAGCGTGGCATGGTCGCGTGAACTGAGCCTGTTCTGCGCCGTTTCATCCGACGGCACGAATCGGGTGATGACCTCGCCGGACGGGGTGACATGGACGGCACGCACAGCGGCGAGCGCCAACACCTGGTCCAAGGTGGTGTGGTCGCCAGCATTGGCTCTTTTCTGCGCGGTCTCTTGGAATGGGAATGTGATGACATCGCCGGACGGGGTGACTTGGACGGCACGCACAGCAGCGGCGGCGAATACGTGGAACGGCTTGGTGTGGTCGCCAGAATTGGCTCTTTTCTGCGCCGTGTCTTATGACGGCACTAACAGGGCAATGACATCCCCGGACGGAATCACCTGGACAAGCCGGGCATTGTCATCGGCCAGCAACTGGCAGCGAGCGGCATGGTCGCCAAGGCTAGGGTTGTTCGCTGCCGTTGCCCCGAACGCGGTGCAGACTTCGCCGGACGGGATCACCTGGACCTCGCGGACTATCCCGGCGGCGAATTACCAGGACGTGCAGTGGTCGCAGGAACTGGGGCTGTTTCTGGCCGTGAGTAACGCGGGGGCGGCGACGTCGCCGGATGGGATCACGTGGACAAGCAGGACGCTGCCCGGCTCCCCGCAATGGCTGTCGGCCGCATGGAGTCCGCAGCTCGGAGTCTTTGTAGCGCTCGCTCAAAACACCACGGCTGGAATGTCCACCTGCATCCGCAAGTGGAAGTGGTCCAACTTTCCCTAGTTCTAACCAATGAAATTCCAGATCACACCCGACGCCAAAGGCAACTACTTCACCGAACGCGGAAACACCCTCACGGTGGCACCCGCGACCGCGGGCAAAGACTTCGCGGACGAGGCCACATTCGCTGCCGCATTCAAACTGACCCCGCGCGCACTCTACATCGCCCGGCAGACGAAGCTCGGCGCATTGCAGCGTGGCCTGGATCAGACGCTGGCCGCCGGCGCGGAAGTCACGCGCGCGGACGGCACGACGAAGGTCAAGCTCGCCATCACGCCGGAGGCGCAGGCGCAATGGCAGCGCGCCATCGCCGGCGCCCAGCTCGCCGAGAAGGCCGGCGCGACGGATGCGATGCTCTACGCGCAGGCCATCGGCAGACCCGTGACGGACTTCGACGGCAAGCCGATCGAGGGCTGCACCCTCGGGGAGTTTTTCTCGCTCATGGTGCAAGCCATGAAAGCCATCGCGACCGCCGAGGGCGTGCTCCTCGCGAAGCAGGCGGCCGTCGCGGCGGCGCAGACTGTGGAGGCGGTTAATGCGATCTGAGCCATGAACACCTGCGCCGCGGCGAAGATTACGGTGTGAAGCGCCGCCACCGACTGAACGCAACCGCGACATGGCTGACGGCACCGACAACATTCTGAACATCAAGATCCGCACGCAGGCGGAGCTGGCTGCGTTGAAGGAGACGAAGGCCGTCGTCGCGGAGACGACGGAGGCGGTGAAGGAATCCACCGAGGCGCTGGAGGCGAACGCGGCGGCGGGAGGAAGAGTGGGAACGAAGGCGAGCGTCGCGCTCGCGGGACAAAGCAACGGCGGGAGCGATGCGGAACTCGCGGCGCTGGAAATGAAGCGCAAGATCCGCGTGGATCTTGCGGCGGCGATCGAGCTGGAGGCCAGGGGCGAAACTGCGGCGGCGGAGGCCATCCGCGAGGAAGTCGCGGAATTGATGCTGGCGGCGAAGCTGAAGAAAGAAATGCTGCTGACCGATGAGGCGGCGGCGGCATTTGCAAAAAAGATTCGCACTGACGCGGCGGCAGCGGCGGAGCTAAAAGTCGCACAGGCGGCGGCGGCGAAAGCCGCGGCGCGGGCCGAGGAGGAGCAGGCTGCGGCGGCGCGGCGGGCGGCTATTGCAGAGGAGGAACAGTTGGCCGCAGGCGAGAAAGAGGCGTCCTTGCTGGCTCGCGCGGCGGGTGTTCGTGGGGCGCGCGGCGGAATCGGCCTGATGGCGGCGTTCGGAATCTTCGAGCTGATCAAGGGCATCGGCAGTGTGATGGCGGAATTCCGCAAGCTGGATGAGGAGGGGCAGAAGACGATGGCGGAACTTGGCGAGGCCATCCGAAATGACGCGGGGAAGGGATTTGAGGCTGCCGGACACGCGGCGAAGAAGCTGACCGAACAAATCCGCGAGCTTCATGACGCGCCGCACACCAACATTTTTTCGGAAATGTATGATGATGCGAAGGCGGAAAAGCTGCGCGCGATCCTGCATGAGGTGCGGAAGGAGGAGATGGTCGCCGCTGAGGGGGTTCACAAATCCGCACAGGAAGATCAGGCAGTTTCAGCGCTCCGGCTTCAGGGGTATGATGAGGCGGCGAAAAAGCTGGCGGCGCTCAATGAGCTGATGCGGGAGGAGGCGCGCATCAATGAGCGGTTCAAAACGCCGCTGCTACCGGAAACCACGCAGGAACTCCTCGACCGCCGGGCAGCGAAGGAAAATGCGCTCAACGACGCGCGGACGAAGTGGAGTGACGAGCAGGACGAAAAAGCGCGCAAGCTGGCCGAAACTCAGGGCGCGATCACCGAGAGCGTCCAGGAGCGCGCGGCGGAAGAGGATCTGATCGCCAAGGGAATGACGGACGAGGCGGCGGCGATGAAGGATGTCAACGAACTTGGCAAGGCGCTGCTGGAAATCCAGAAGCAGGAGCGGGCGGGCGTCATTGATACGGTGGCGGCGGAGCAGCGGCGGGCGGCGCTGATCGATATTTTCAACAGCAAGGCACAAATCCGCGCCGACAAGGCGATGGAACTCTACAAGACCGAGCAGGCGCGTGTGAAGGGCGAGGAGGAAAAGGCGGCGGAGGAAGCGGCGCGCGATGCAGAGAAAAAGCGGAAGCTGGACGAGCAATTTCAGAAAGAGAAAGACGATGGCGAGGCGCTGATCGCCATCGCGCAGGCGAAGGCCCGCGGCGAGGATGACGTGGCGAAGCAGCTCCAGATCCAGAAGACGCTGAAGGACCGGCTGGCGCAGATCGAAAAGACGGACCTGGAACCCGCGCAAAAGGCGCGGCTGGCAGACCTCGCGAGGGAAAAGGCGGCGCTCGATGAAATCGCGAACGCGCGGGACAAATTCAACAAGCACACTGATGCTGCAATCGCGGAGCGAAACAAGACGCCGCGGCAAAAGCAGCAGGAGCGGGAAGGGAAGATCAAAGGAAGGCAGCAGGAGAGAATCCAGATCCAGAAGCAGCTCGACGCGGAGGATCAGGAGGCGCTGAAAAATCACACACATCGGCGCACAAACGCCGAGCAGGATGCTCGACGGAAGGAGCTTGAACGCATCCGCGGAAAGGCCCTCTCAGCGGAAGAGGAAAGAAAGAACAGCGACCCAGTCGCGGATGCGAAAAAACTGGCCGAGGCGGAGGGCAAAAAGGCCAATGTTCAAAAGCCGCCGGCGAATGCAGCTGCGGCGGCGGGTGGCGATGCCGCTGGAGCGGTGCAGACGGCGGTGCAGGCTGGTGTGCAGGTGGCGCTTGCGGCCGTGCCGGGCGCCATCACGCAGGGATTGCAAGGCCTGAAGGAGCTGCCCCAACAAATCGCGGACGGGCTGCAAACGGCGCTCGACGCGTTCGCGGCGGACGTGAATAGCCGGATCGACAGCCTGCGGGCGGAGGGCTGAGCGCATGGCCATCATCAACTACGTGGAGGAAATCTCGGTCGAGTGGACGGCTGGCGGCACGGCCTACGCGAAGACCTTTGCGCAGCTCAACGTGGAAGCCGCCGAGCTGATCGAGGCGGTGCGCGGCGGGGACTGGCTCTCGCTGACGGTGATCCGGGCAGTGGACGCGGCGCCGCTCTGGATGCGCGGGCAGCGGATTCGCTTGCGCAACGAGAGCGGGAAAATCTTCTTTCATGGCTGGTGCAAGGAGCCTGGCGCGTCGCTGAAAGCGGCATCCGAACGGCACACCTACGAATTCGAGCCGGCGTCGCGCTTCCTCGCGAGCACCTACACGCAATACATCCCGCACCACTGGGACAAGCTCTCGCCGGAGGTGATCCTGAACCGTCTGGCAACGCAGGATGGCAGCAACGTGAGCGTGGCCCAGGTGCGGGTGCTCACGCAGACGACAGACATTCTCGATAAGGCGAAGGCGACGGGGAATGCCGGCGGCGCGGCGCCTTTCACGTATGATCTGACGGGGCTGACGGATTTCGATGTGCCGATGAACAAGAAGTCGAGCATCAGCTTCGAGGAGGCGCTGAAGTATGAGCTGATGTGGGACCCGGCGATTGACTGGCACTGGGATTGCCGGGGCGCCGACCCGGTGCTGCGGCTCGTGCGCTATGACATGAGCACGACGCCGCCGACCGTGACCGGGGCCGCATACGCGGACGTGAGGACGCTGCCGAATGACGGCACGGTGATTTCCGAGGCGGCGCCGAAGGCCGTGGATGGCAAGCTGTGCTCGAGCATCGTGATCACCTACCAATACGAGCAGCTCAACGTGGGGACGGGGAATTACGACATCCTGTATGCCCAGGAATCCGCGACGGCGGCCAATGGATCGCCGACCAGCCTGGCGATGCAGGTGACACTTTCCCAGCCGACCTACGTGAACGGGGTATTCGGCAACCCGGAGGCGAAGCCATCCGAAGGGCTGGCGGTGCGGATGATGAACGCGTGCCGCGCGGTGCTCTGGCAGCTCAATTTTTCCTCGGCGACGACCGGCCTGCGCTGGGAATGGCGGCTCGGGCAGCTCTGGAATGTGAGCGGGATGCAGAGCAACCAGGCGGCAGCGTATTCCACGGCGACGCGGATCACGCGCGACCTGGTGAAAGGCGTGGTGCGGGTGGAGACCGGGCCGCCGAGCTTCCTGAGCATGGACGACCTGCTGGCGATCCTCCGCGTGACGCGGACGAATGCGCAGACGCCGAGCCAGGACCAGACCTCCACGATGCCGCACAAAACGCCGCCTATTGCGCCGCCAAACGGGCCGCAGCACACTACGACGGGCGCGCCGGGCACTGACGCCAGTGTGACTGCGTCAATCGCGGATGAACAATGGTCGTTTGATTTCGTGATCCCCGTCGGGCCGCGGCTGCCGTTCGACTGCCGGGCGACGGCCGCGATGTCCGGCTGGAATGTGGACGTCGTGCCTGGGTATTTCGCCGGCCATGCGCCGACGATCGGCGGTGTGGCGATCAATGCCGGGACGCCTTTGCTCCTCATCGGGACCGGGACGCAGGTCGTCTATCTCAAAGTTCAGCTCACGCTCCAGACGGCGAACGGGTATGTATATGGAAGCTCGTTCGCGAGCGCGCTGATCGACGTGGACTACACGCTGCCCGCTTCCGACAAGGCAGCCGGCACCTATTATTTCGAGCTGGCCACATTTGTGGACGGCGTGAAGGGCACGCCTCAGGCGACGCTCACAAACCTGAGCTATTACGTCGAGGACACCGGCGACGCGACCAGCTCGGCAACGTGCTACCCCATCGCCGCCTGAGCCGTGGGATTTGCGCCGCCAATCAAATTTCTGCAATTCCTCGGCACGCTCGGGGCGGACACCTCTGGCCTCGTGGTCGATGCATGGTGCGGGGCGAACGCGTGCATCAATGCCTTCACGATTCTTTACCCATATTCCGATTTTCGCGGGGCAAACGTCGGCACCGGCGATGCTGACAACGCGAGTCCGGCTGGAGGTGGGGCGGATTTTCGATTCACGCGCAACCGTGGCTTCGGCGTGCCGGCCCGGTTCACCGTGGAGGTCTATCGGCAGACATTCACCGATGGTCCTCTGACGGCCACTGACACCGTTGGCAGCGGCCAGCTCACGATGGGCTCGACTGATTTAGTCAGCACCGCCATTGCCGTGCCCGCCGACACTGAGACATTCGGCCCCCCGCATGTGCTGAAGAAATACAACGTGCGGCTCACCAAGGCCGAGGTGCCTTGGATTCTTGCGTGAACGGTCAATTCATGGCCGGTTCACGCAGCGTTCAGCGCCCCGGATTTCTCCGATATTTGTCAAAACTTCTCCGACCGATTGCGCGGCTACTGCTG